GTAGCCCCGACTAATGCTCCAGCCATACCTAAAGTAGCAAGAAATTTTTTTATCGGTCCTTCTTGTAATTCTTCTTCATTGACTACTTCAATTTGCTCCAAGCGCACTTTTTCAAGTTCTTCTTTAATAATTTGTTTTAAGTGTGTTTTTGTAATAATCATCTTATTTTCCTAAATAAATAGATTCGGCCCCTAGAGTTTTTTGCTCTAGGGGCCAAATTCATTGACCACCGCAGCAACGTCTTACTGGTTGCAACATGTAGCGACGGATGTATGTAACTTGGTTACGCATATTTGATCACCTCCGATCATAGTATAAATAGTGAATTAAGTTTGTTTTTTCACTTTTATTGTTAATCCGTCATCGTCTGCTAGACGACTTAGTAAATATGATGTTCCAGCAGAAATACACCCAGCTATAAAAAAATTAAATGATAAATCTAATAAAAACCAGTTAAATATTCCTACCCAAAACCCCATACACATCGTACATTTTATCATATAAGATAATAATTCTTTATTATATGAACGTATTTTTTCTCTAATTTTTTCAAATATTTTGCTAAAAACAAGAATCATCGTCATGCCATAGCAAGCAAGTATAAAGGCTAGAAGGTCCATTAATAATTATACCTATAAATGCCGCGAGTTGGGAAGCCATATTTAGGTATAGAACCCTTAAATGGCTCTTGCGGTACCTCTCCTAATTCAGTAGAATCTTCAACTGGTGGATTAAATAATTCTTTTTCCATACGGTCTTCAAATTCTTTTTCTTGTGCAATTATTGGTCTTTCATCTTCTATAAAATTTGCTATTGTATAAATAACAACTTGAGAGGGATTTTCACCGCCAGGTGCAGTTTGTACATAACTTCCTTGCAAAGATCCAAAAACATTACCAGCAGAAACACTTTCTGGCAGGATAACACCTTTTCTAACCATATATTTTAAAAGCTTGTCTTGCATAGAATAAACGTGATCACTTTGTAAATCTTTTGGTAGAACCAGAACTTTACTTTTTTCAGGCATTACTATTGCATCAAAGTCTGGATGCTCGTTTAGCATATAGTCACCACTTAAAGTTCTGGAGATTTTTACCTCTTTTTGTATTCCAGTCTCTTTATCTTTAATTGTAACTTTGATCATTATTTGTTTACCTCACTTACAAATTGCTGAATCTTTAATATTTTTTGTAACATATCGTGAGATATTTCTTTTACTTCTTTAAACTTATCTAAAAATTCAACAGTTTGCTTTGTTTTTGCAACCATATTTTGATCTGCTTTTATTTCGTCTATTTCTAGTGCTTCGGTCAGATTGGTTTTAAGTCTTTGTATTTCTTCGTTCAAATAAATTTTAAAATCTATTGAATTATGCTCAAAAGAAGAAACGTATTTTGATAATAATATTTTTTGCTCATTTAAAAGAGAGCTATATTTTTCATTAAATTTTGCACTAAAAGTTTTAAATAATAAATTATCTGAATGTTCTAAAATTTTATTTTGTTTTTCTTCCTTAGAAATTACTATTTTATTTAAAATATTTTTTTCTAATAGTATTTTTTCTTTTATATTTGTAGAATTATTAAAAATTTGTGATATTGTTGCAAGATCTTTATAATTTGGAATAAAATTATCGTATACGTTTTGTCCTAACGTTTTATTAATTTTATTAATTAAAGCAGTTTGTTCGTTAAAAAGTTTAGTTTTATCTAGCCTTTCATATCTTGTTTTCAACTCATTCAAAAATTTTTCTACAATTTCTTGTTCAACAGAATTTTCTTTTACAAGAGAATAAAGCTCTAATTCTTTTGACAGCTCATTTTTCTTTTGAAAATGCTCTAAGATTATATTTTTAATCTCTTTTGCTTTTGCAGAATTTTTTTCAAGAGCTGCCTTTGTGCCTTCTCTTAAAAGACATTCGTAAAGAAAAGCGGTATTTCTTTTCTTATTATGTTTCATTTTTATTTTCTCCAATTAGTTTTTTCTTCTTCAAAGATTCATCAAGGGATTTTAATTTATTTTCTACTTCTAGTAACATTTTTTCATCATTTTCAAAATGATTTATTTCTTCATTAGCTATTCCTCTAGCTAAACTATCTATACCTTTATAAATATTTCTATTAGAAGATTGTACTGATTCATTGCCCCACAATCCTTTATAGTGTCTTGCTCTTTGACCATCGCCTCTGCCATCAGAGGCTACTGGTGTATAGAATTTGCCTTTTGAACCAGGTGTTAAATGTGGCTTATGTATTGTAAATATTGATCCATCTTCTCTTCTAGCTGGCGCGGCTAATAATGGTGACTCTTTCCCTGAATCTCCTGTTGCTTTTGGAGGTTCTGCGCCGCCTTCTCCAGTTGGTGATGGTGTTGTGGGTGTAGTTTCACCTCCAGTTGTACTTGATGGTGTTTCACCAAGTCCACCACCTAAACCACCGCCGCCACTACCGGCAGGAGCTTCTCCAGCACCTTGAGCTTCAATAGCTTTTTTAAATTGAGCATCGTAAAACAGTTCTCTTTGAATTTTCAAGAAAGGAGTTTCTTCCATCTTGAATACATTTTCAAAAATCCAGGTTTTGCTAAAACCAGCCTCAGTTGCGCTTTTAGCGATAGTTAATTGTTTATCAAAATGTTCTAGCTCTTGTAATTCAGCTAATTTTGAAGGATTGTGCAACTTAATATCAAAACTTAATAAATCATCATTGCGATACCCAAGAGTATAAAGATGAATCATACCAATTTTTCTTAATTCTTCAACTATTATTCTTTGCAATCTTTGAATAGTGCGAGCAAAACGAATATCTTTCTGGGCTAACATGGTTTTATCTTCTGCTGCGCCTTCACCTCTTGCTAAGTAAGCTTGAGGAATCTTTAAAGCAGAGAATAGCTTATCTCTTAGATATTTAACGTCATCAATGTCACCAACGAAATTACCGCCAGCCAATGTCTCAATTGTTGTTCCAGTTTGACCACGAACAGGGATGAAATAATCCTCGTCAATGCTCATTGGGTTATAGCGTAAGTCAACACGACCAGTATTTGGATCAACAATTTGATTACGCTTCATTTGCGTAATAATTTTTTGCATGTATTGTTCAACTTCTTGTGGAGAAATATTGCCAACATCCACTTTAAACACGCGACGATCTGGTGCGCGAACTATACGATATGCCATCATGGCATCTTCCAATAATTGAAGCTGACGCCAGATACGTCTAGCTGGTTCTAATATAGAAGTACCATATGGGCTATATTTATCTTGTCCTAATATACGAAAATGAGCAATTTGCCAGTTTTCAAAGGTCATACCAGCACTATTCCACTGGAATTGCACATAGCTTGGGTTGCTTTCATCTTCACCTTCAAGTCTTTCTACTTCTGGTGATGGGAGGCCAAGAACATTTTTTACTCCTAAGCTTTCGTCAATATCTAAATACAAGAAAAAATCACCAAATTTACACATGGTTCTGCACCAACTGTATAAATTTTGCTCTAAATTTAGTGTTTTATAATATAAAGTTGTTAAAAGAGACTTAATTTCTTCATTTCTACAATTAATACTTATCAAGGGGCGGAATTGATTACTTGTTGTCATCTCATCTGCATAAATATCCATAGCAGATGCGATTTCTGGCATGAATTCCATCTGATCAAAGTCACTATAACGTTCTGCGCGGCTTTGGTTAGCCATAATATTACTTTGAATCGCCTCAAAGGGATTATAGCTTTTCTTTTTAAAGCTTTGACCGCTTGCAGAAGTAAATTTAAAGCGATCTAAATCTCTTCTTTTATATCTTATTTGTGACTGTTCTTTATAATTTGCTAAAGGTCCAGAAAATAATCTAGTTAATGCGTTATAAAGAGCAGATTCTTGATTTTTTGGATTCTTTTTTGAAATATCTTCGTAAGGTGTACGAGTATTTCTATTGTACATGTCTTTATCGTTTGCCATTTTTTAGCCCTTTACTAACCACAAAAACTCTTTAGCTTGATTTTGTTGTTGTTGTATTTTTTGATTATATTCGTAATTATTCATTCCAACTATACTAGTATTTAAATAAGTTCTTGACTTAGCAAAAGAAGTTAAGAATGCTTTAGCATATTCTAAATTTCTCTCGTTGTTAATCACAGCTGTGTCACGAACCCAACATGCTATTGCCGCAGCCATAACTAAATCGTCATTATAGCCTTTTTGCGCTTCTGGTCTTCCATTAACCCAGACAAATGTATCTAATTCATTTAATGTTCTTAAAGAGTTTATTTTAAGAACTTTGTTTCTGATAAATTCTTCTAGCTTTGCTATTATTAATGGTCTTGTTTTTTGTGTTGTTGTAAAACCTGGCACACTATTGCTACTGTATTGAGCAGAAGTTGAATCCATAAAATCACTTGTAGCTTTTGAAGAATAATATATATTTGGATATTGCATATCTACTAGCTTTGTTATTACAGAATATCCTATATTATTATTTTCTACAACTATCATGCAATTACCATATTCTCTTCCGACATCATATAATAATTTTGCAAAGTTGTCTGGGTCTACTTTACCTTGATATTCAGCTACTTGTTCCATGTTTTTAACATCAATAACGTGGAAAACAGAGAAATCTTTACCATCACCACGGGAAACGTCAGCCACTAAAAGGTAAGAACCGCCGTTCTCAAATTCTTTCCAAACATGGTAATTTCTATCAATCCAAGATTTATATTTTGGTTCTAAAGACCCTTTTTTAAGTTTTTCTAAGTCTGAGCTATTAACTACAGTTTCACCAGAGGCATTGAAGTTGCATTCATATTCCTGAGCTATTTCGCGTTTTGACATATTCTTTGTCATATTAGCGAACCATTCTTGCGTATATTCTGGATGTACGCTCCATGGCAATCTAGAAAATTTAAAGTTATTTTTTGAAGATTCAGCGTCAACGTATGTTTTATGGAACCAGTTACCTACGCCATTTGGAGTAGATAAAGCGATACAACGACCACCAGTTGAAATGGTTGGTAATAAACCTGTCCATAGTTCATCCATATCGTCAACGAATGCAGCTTCGTCAATGATAAGAAGACTTAATGCCTGACCACGACCAGCATCTTTACTTGTAGGTGTTCCTTGTATTTTTGAACCATTACTTAATTCAAATTTTGTACGATTGTTTGTACTAACAGTAGCAATTTTTAAGAAATCTGGTACTGATTGCACCATATCTCTAACTTTATCTACAATTTCAATAGCGGTGGCTTGCTTAGTAGCCATAACAAGGATGTTTTTTTCTTTATAAAACAACATCATCCAAGCAACATAGCCCGACACTATGGTAGAAATACCAAGCTGTCGGGCTTTGAGGATAATATTAAATCTATGATCGTGGAAGTCTGATAAGAGTTCTTTCTGGAATTTATAAGTTCTAAATGGAATTATACCTTTTTCTTGATGAGTGATTTTTGCATAATTATCTAAAAAGTAAGCAGGATCACGCCCACAC